GCACAAACGTCCTACTTTAACATTGCTATTCGGCACGCGTTCGGCAATACGCCAATAAGCGGAAGCTCCAGCCGTAAAAGCGTCAGCCATACGAACATAAATACGCCCGCCGACTCTTTCTTTACGCAGGACGGTTGCCATTGATTTTTCGCGCATATAGTTTTCGCCGTCAGCGCCGGTATTGCCAGCCATTGTGCGGATAACCATACCGCCAAAATCAGCAGCGGTTGAAGAACTATCCGGCAGAATAATCTGCTGGTCGTTAATTCCCGGGCGTTTTGCCGCACCGGACAAAGCGACGATTTTTACGCCATAGCCAACGCCAACACCGCCCTCTTCGCCAACAGAGATGGCATCGCAGAGGTCAATATCGCTTGCATAAGCTAACCGCCCGTCTGCAGAGGTTTCCTGCTGGTCGTAAAAGTTGGTTTGAATAGCGCCAAACGGCACGCCGCCGTAAATGCCTCTATTGTTACTCATCTTTTTTTACTCCTCTATTTTTTGTTACGAAACATCAGCATACGGGACTTCGCGTCCAGTCCGCTGTTACCGGTTTTTGCAGAAACAACCCCGGCACCGGCTACAAGTTTCTTTTTGTTGCCGATTTTAGCTTTTGCCTCGGCGGCAATCGCCATAAACGCGCCAATTTTCTGGTCATCGCTCCAGTCTTTAATATCAACGCCTTTTTTGTTCATAACGTGGCTTGCCAAGTGGACAAGTCTTTCAGCCCTATTCATTGCCTTGCAAGCATTACGGACTTCTTCTTTTTCCTCGTCTTCCACTTCGGTTTCAATAACCGCGTCTTCTGCCTCGCGCTGTTCCAGAATATCCTCGGCAAGTGCCTCTTGCGCCTCTGGACTCAAAGCCTCGTCAAGTTTCTGCTTGTATTCCTCAACTTTGCGCTTTGCATCTTCAAGCTCGGCGTTCAGGGTTTCAATCTGTTCTTTCTTTTCCTTGATTTCCTCAAGTGCATTGTCAATTTCAGCACCTTTAGCCCCGGACAAGTCTTTAGCCATATCCTCGGCTTTTTTTGCGTCATCTTCGTTGGAAAACTCAACTTCTTTGTCGGTATTTCCAACTTTATAACGGATTTTTACAGTCATTTTTTCTACTCCTGTTTTTTTGTTAAAAACTCTAACATCAGCACCACAACGCCCCTCGCCTTTATGGCAAAGCAGCATATGATTGAATACGATGTTTTGTTGCTTATACCCGTAGGGCATACCGGCAAAGCTGCCGTCTTCTTTCACAAAATCGGCTTCATACCCGGCGGACAC